CAAAGGATTGTTTGTTTCGTTAACTAAAACCTCGAATAAATCAGGATCATCAACTACACCATCATCATCACCGTCAAAGAAACTAACTTGGACTTTTTTACTGTTTACATAACCTTCTGTATCTCTGTAATCTTCAACTATTTCCCAATCATAATCTACAGTATAAGGAAAAGTATCTGACGTAGGATCTTTTTGGTTGATACTTAAAACACTAATTCTATCTTTTATAGTTTTACCAGTCCTATTATTATATACCTTATCGCTATTATCAAAGTAAAAACGTACTTCATCGTCGCTTTCAAATAAGTATCTTGCTCCTCTATATGTAATAGTGTATGTTTCTCCGTTTGTTTCAAACAAAAGTAACCAACTTGCATCTAATTGTTGATTAGTATTATCACCTGTTTTACCAATACTAAATGCACTTGCACTATCTAAATTAGTACTCGAAATAAGACGCCATTCGCCTAAATTAATATCAAATCGTAATCCAAAAGTTTTATATGCAAAAATTTGATCGACTAATTGTCTTTTAACGGATGACTGTAATGCATTAGGTATTCTCGGAATAATCTGAGTAAGTTTTGCGCCAGCAGGAATAATATCATTAATAACTACCGGGCCTGTGCCATCTTCTGCAACTATTGTTCCGTTGCCATCTACACTAATAACCTTTGTCCAAAGATATTCTACAGATCCTGGATGATCGGCATTACCTTCCATTATTTTGTTATTATCTGTTTTCATAAAATGTTTGCCAGTTGGTGCAACAAATTTTAACAAAGTACCTGCACGTATTAATTTTAAAATACTTGCTGTAAATGTTCCTAATTGTTGTTTTGTGCCAACACTATTTGTGAAATATCCTGTATTTTGATTTGTTTGAGCTGTACTACTATTCCATACTAAGCCGAAATCTCCTACTAAAGTTTTTGGAAACTTAGTAAGATAATAATTTTTTATTTTTCTATTTTCTAAAATTGGTTGTATTACATTTTCGATTGCGCCTTCAACATCAGTTTTTGTAACAAAATCAAAACCTTCTTTTGTATCTAAAAATTCACGTGTAAGGATACCATCCACAGCAAACAAATTTGTTTTACTATATTTTCCTGTAGCATCTATTAAATCTAAATATCTGCTTATTCCACTTGCTGTTCTATTAACACTTTTTACTTTAATAATTTCTTGGCTAGATGTAAGAGGAGCAATTTGATAATCTTCTGCTGTTACCATTCTATTCTGTGTGTAGTAATTAGATGGTGCATTACGTTTAATACTAGCATTTGTTTCACTAATACTTGAGTTATCAACAGTATATTTTAATTGGTAAACAACTGTGAGTGTTTCTGTTTTTCCGGTTTTAGAAAGATAAGGTATTTGAATACTAATACCGCGTAAATCTTTAGGATCGATAATTATTCTTTCATTTTTACTTGTTCTATAATAAACTTTAAAATTTCCTTGCGGTAAATTTCCAAATGTACCATCTGAAAATATTAAACTAATTCTATCGTTAGCTCGAGTCAAAACACTATATATATTTCTAATACTTTTACTCAAACTATTGTATACTACATTGTTACCTTCGACTGCCTGAACCTTTGTCCAAAGTTCTTGTTCTAATCCAAAATCATCTACGCTATATAACCAAACATCAGTATTATTAACATTTGTAGCATCTATACTTACAACTTGATTTGTACTAGGACTATCAATACTAAAAGATCCATTGTCTAATGTACCTTGTCTAAAATGACTAAAATATCCGCTGTTAGAACTGCTTGGTCCTTTTCCATCATTCCTATATATAAATGCAAAGTTGTTTCCTGGAAACGGATCTTCTTCTTTAATTATACCATTTTCTAAATCAGTGCTAACAATTTCAAATCTATTTGTACTTCCGTTTACTGATTTGTTAAAACCAAAAGCAGGAACACTTGTATTTGTACTATTCAATCTATATTGTTCAGTAGGTATGTTATTGACTGTTTCTTTTTTTGTTGGTTTGCCAATTGGATTATTAGCAGGCAGTGATGCGTTCAATATTTTAGTAAATTGTTCTTGCCAATTAGAGTTACTTGGATCATTCCAAATGATAGTTTGGTTTTCTAAATTTAAATTATTGCTATCACGCACTGATTCTGTCGTGCTAACACTTTCTATTTTAAGTAGCCCATTAGCAGATTGATTACGTTTAGGATTATACGAAAGAGTACGAGCTAAACGTAGCACTGATTCTCTGCGCTCTGCAAGTTCTAGAAAGTTTTCACGTGCATTTAAGTCTGTACGAAATGCAATGTTTTGACCAAGGAAAGCAATCATGTCAATTAATGCAAGGTACTCAGAACTTTCAATATAATCGTTAAAATCTTCTGGGTAATTTTGACGTAGATAATTTATCATTGTTCTACGTAAGTTGTCAAAGTCATAAGATTTGAAATCGGCGTTTCTATAACTTTGGTAGATACGCTTCCAATCTTCTGCTACTAGTAATCTATTTTGTCTATCTGTCGAGGACATATTGGCTTTCCTTTATTATACAGTATTTATTAGTTTTAAATAACTGCGTATATTATTAGGTATTAAGAAAACCATTGTTTTGATCAAAAGTTAAACGCATGGTTTCAACAATATTGTATGTCAAAAACAATATTTCAGCTTCTATTTGCAAACCGCTTTCGTACTGATCAACAGTGACTGAATTAACACTTATTCTGGGATCATAATTAATGATTTCTGTAACATTTTCAATAATAATTTGTTTAAGTTGTTCTGTAAGAGGCTCGTATAAAACGTCCCATATAATTGTTCCAAATTGAGGATTAGACAGAAGCTCGCCTTGCCTGATATGGAAATGGTTAATTATGTCTTGCTTAATTAAACTAAAATCATATAAATTAAAGCCATTTTGGTCTGGATTAACAGTTGAAAACCCTTTATAGGTTTTTGAGCCTGTACCGTAATCTGGTTTTTTGTTAGATTTTACTTGTACGTCTTGATATAATCTTTTTTCTTGTGTGCTCATAACATATTTACCCTATTATTGTGCTCCAGTATCAAATTCAAATTCGAACTCTGCTGTGGCTGCATCTCCCGGTGAAACTGCAACATTTCTTTTCTTGGTATATTCAACCCCATTTTCGTCTACTCCTTTAATTTCAACAGTCTTTCCTACTACATTTCCGTTTTCGTCTCTCCTTAATGCAATAGTTCTCTCTTGTGCAGGAGGTTGTAGATTACCTTCATTATTAACAAGTGTAGCTGATCCTGTATTTTGATTTGTTGCTGTTGTATCTGCAACTGGATCATCCCCTACAATGCTTTCGTCATCAACTTCTGCAACTGGATCATCCCCTACAATGCTTTCTCCACTGTTGCTATCAACAAGTGTAGCATTTTTATTTTCACTTGCTGCTGCATCTGCTGGGCCGTCTATACCTGCATTTTCATTGCCTGCCGGTGTTTGACAGTGCTTAAATGTATCTTCGGGTGCTTTTTCTTTATTTTTATCATCACTAGTTTTATTAGCTTTTCCTTTTTTAATTTGTTCAATATCAGAATCTGTTTTTTCAGGAGTATGCTCTAACGGATTTTTATTCTCAGCGCCTGTCCAAGAACCTCTTTTTGGTACTCTTGTAGGCACAGGTGCATCACCTGCTTTTGCAGCTGGTGGTCCGTTCATATCTATTCTATCAGCTGTTTCATAATGATGTTTAGATGTTATGTTACTTGTTCCAACACAAGTAATCTTACCGTCTGCGCCGACTTTTACTTCGTAGTTAGCACCTGTTTGAGTCATCATTTGATTTTTAGCTGTTAAGTTAATATTTCTTCCAGCTTCTATATTAATATCTCTTGTAGCTTTAAAATTAAAGTCATTTTCAGTATGAATACTTACACTGTCTCTTGCATAGATATCAATTTTTCCATTGGCTGTCATTTCAATCCAACTATCGCCACTCCCGTGTGCAATGTAAATTAAGTCTTCTGCATTGTGTAATAGTATTTGATGTCCTGTTCTTGTGCGTATTCTAAAAAGTTCGTTGAACGGAATATTTGGATTTCCTCCATCCTTCAAACTAACATATTCACTTGGTGTAGCTTTAGGACCTCTAACCGGTCCTTTTCTAAACAGTGTAGGATCTCCATCATCCATTACAATAGTAGTTCCGGTTAGTCTGCTTGACTTTACATCTATTGCTCCTGAGGTTGGACCTATCTTGACAGTGGGCTTACCGTCCCTTCTATCTAAAGGCCCAGGTGAACTCCAACCAAAAACCATACTAGGTAAATCTCTTCTTGCACTAGAAGTAGTTGTTCCTCTAATAGGATCATTTGCTAATCCAGCACCATCTAAAATTGCAGCTGCATCTGGATGAACAGGTTTTAAAAACTGTGTTGAATTTGTACCATTAGCTTTTTCGGTTTTTTTATTGTACT